GGGTTGGGCTATGGCATCCTTGACCGGCTAAACGAGCAACGGTACAAAGTTCGCGGTGTAAACTTTGGCTGGAAAGCCAAAAACTCGATTATGTACGGCAATAAGCGCGCTGAAATCTGGGGCACAATGAAGGACTGGTTAAAGTCTGCTAGCATCTCCCAAGATAGGCAGTTAAAAGCTGATTTAACCGGCCCTATGAAAAAGCCTAATTCTGCTGGTACTATCTTTTTGGAGGGCAAGAAAGAGATGCGTTCTAGGGGTCTTGCCTCGCCGGATGCGGCTGACGCACTGGCAGTAACCTTTGCTTTCCCGGTGGCTCACCGCGAAGCTGTTGATAAACCTCGCCACATCACCATGCAGAACCGGGGTGGCGTCACTAACTCTTGGATGGGAAATTAAATGGCTAATACCAAACCGATTGGCGTCGCGTACAGCGACCAAGACATCTCCGGCGCCGACACTTTGTTGTCTAATTCCAAACTAGGCTATACCACTGCCGCGCAAGGTTCGGTAACGCAGGCGACTAGCAAAGCCACGGCTGTGACGCTGAACAAGTCTGCTGGCGCTATTACGCTGAATGGTGCGGCGCTAGCCTTTGGCGTCACTGCGTTTTTCACGTTAACCAATAGCTTTATCAGCGCCAACGACACGGTAATTTTGACTATTTCGTCTGGCGCTACGCAGTCGGCCTACAACGTGTGGATTGGTTCGCTAGCCGCCGGGTCGTGCACCATCAACATCAAAAACATTACTGCGGCTACTAATTTAAGTGAAGCCGTGGTTCTTAATTTCGCGATCATTCACTGCGATTAAGTGAAAGACATTCTGGAAACTGCCCGCCATCGCATGACGATGGCGATTGCGGCTTACTCGGAGTCTCGTGAAAACGAGCTAGACGATCTGCGGTTCTCCGCAGGCTCACCGGATAACCGCTGGCAGTGGCCGGCTGATGTGCTCTCAACCCGCGGCTCTGTGCAAGGCCAGACGCTCAACGCACGCCCGTGCCTGACCATCAATAAACTGCCGCAGCACATCAAGCAGGTCACCAACGACCAGCGCCAGAACCGCCCCGCGGGCAAAGTTATCCCGGCTGATGATAAAGCCGACATCGATGTGGCTGAGATATTTGACGGGCTGGTGCGGCATATTGAGTACATCTCGGATGCAGACGTGGCCTATGACACCGCCTGCGAGAATCAGGTGACCTACGGCGAGGGGTACATCCGGCTCTACACCGATTATTGCGATGATGATTCGTTCGATCAGGACATCCGCATCGGGCGGGTCAGAAATTCGTTTAGCGTCTACATGGATCCAACAATCCAAGACCCCTGCGGGTCAGATGCCGAATGGTGCTTCATCACCGAGGACATCCTAAAAGACGAGTACGAGCGCGAATATCCCAACGCCAAGCCTATCTCATCCCTGCTGGCGCAAGGTGTCGGCGACCAATCGGTCAGCCAATGGATTAACGAAGACACCATCCGCGTTGCCGAGTACTTTCACGCGGAATACGAGAAAACCACCCTAAATCTGTATCAGAACGGCGAGTCCTATTACGCAGACTCGCCCGAAGTCGCTCAACTGGCGCAGATGGGCTTGCAGCCTACCAAAACCCGCAAGGTCAATCGCCGCAAGATTAAGTGGTGCAAGATTAACGGCTTTGAAGTGCTCGACGAGAAAGAATGGGCGGGCAAATGGATTCCCGTAATTCGAGTGGTCGGCAACGAATTTGAAGTAGATGGCCGCATGTTCGTGAGCGGCATCGTGCGAAACGCCAAAGATGCCCAGCGCATGTACAATTATTGGGTTAGCCAAGAGGCTGAAATGCTAGCCCTGGCGCCCAAAGCCCCGTTTGTGGGCTACGGTGGCCAGTTCGAAGGTTACGAAATGCAGTGGAAGACGGCCAACACCAACAATTGGCCCTACCTCGAAGTAAACCCTGATGTAACCGACGGTCAGGGCGGTGTCCTGCCGCTCCCGCAGCGTTCGCAGCCACCGATGGCGCAGAACGGACTGATTGCCGCCAAGATGGGCGCGTCCGACGACATCAAAGCCACCACGGGGCAGTACGATTCAAGCCTCGGGCAAACGTCGAATGAACGTTCAGGCAAGGCCATACTGGCACGGGAGCGGCAGGGCGACACGGGCACCTATCACTATGTGGATAACCTTGCCCGCGCCGTGAGGTATGTGACGCGGCAAATTGTTGACCTAATCCCCAAAATTTACGACACCCAGCGCATCGCGCAGATTGTTGGGCTGGAAGGCGATTCTAAATCGGTCAAGTTGGACAATAGCCAGCAAGAGCCGGTGCGCGAAGTCATGAACGAAGAAGGCATCGTGCTGGAGCGCATCTACAACCCCTCGGTGGGCAAGTACGACGTGCGGGTGACCACCGGCCCCAGTTACATGACCAAGCGCCAAGAAGCGATGGAAGCAATGTCGCAGATTCTCCAAGGCAACCCGCAATTGTGGGCGGTGGCTGGTGACTTGTTCATCAAGAACATGGATTGGCCCGGCGCGCAGGAAATGGCTAAGCGTTTTGCTAAAACCATTGACCCGAAGTTGCTGGGAGATGACGACAAATCGCCGGAGTTACAAGCGGCTGAGCAGCAAATGCAGGCGATGGGTCAGGAACTCGACCAAATGCACGCCATGCTGAAGAACGTCAGCCAATCGATGGAAGCGCAAGAACTCAAGATCAAAGAGTACGACGCTGAGACTAAACGCATCAGCGCAACGATGGCCGGCATGACCCCCGAACAAATTCAAGACATTGTGATGGGCACGATCCACGCGGCAATGGAATCGGGCGAGTTAAGCTCGCCAATGCAACAGCCAGAAATGCAGCCAGAAATGATGCAAGAGCCAGCACCCCCGCAATTTTGAGGTGACCCATGCCTTCCGCCGTTTATGCTAAATACACCGCTGCCATTGAGCCATTGCTGGAAGGCATGAACTCCGGCACCGATGCTTGGAAAGTGGCACTGTCTAACGCCATTAATGCAGCCGACACCACTTTTACCGCGGGCACAACTGACCTAGCGACCGCTGGCGGCTACACCGCGGGCGGCAACGCAACGGCTACCACCTCGGCTACCCAGTCTGCCGGCACCTACAAACTGGTGCTTGCCAGCCCCGCAGTGTTTACGGCCACCGGCGCTGGCTTCACGTTTCGCTATGCCATTTTGTGGAACAGCACTACCAGTCAGCCGGTGGCTTACTGGGACTATGGCTCTAGCCAAGTGGTCGCTGCTGCCGAGACTGTCACCGTCACACTGGACGCCAGTACTGGCGTATTCACCGCGACCTAATGGACGTTTATCTGGTAGATCCCGCGACTAACGCAATTTACAACTGCGTCTTTATTATGTCGCTAGAGTACGCCCGCGAGTTGTACCCAGAGTTTAGTTGCTACGAGCGCACGGCAAGCAACGCATACCTAAACATCGGCGACCAATACCATGATTAACGTCTTAACTACCGCCGACTTTCTGACCGTCATTACCAGCGTTGCGGGGGCAATTTCAGTCCATGCCTCCTACGTTGACCTAAATGGCACAACGGTCACGCCGGGGCGCACGAATACCGCATCAATTACGACGGCCACCACCACCACGGTGGTTGCATCACCCGGCGCTAGCACCTACCGCAACGTCAAGTTTCTGAGCATCACCAACACCTCGGCGACCATCCAGAACACGGTAACGGTCAACCACACCGACGGCACAACCGTCGAGAAACTGACCAGCGCGCTGCTCGGCACGGGTGAGACTTTGCTGTACGCCGAAGGCGCGGGATGGCAGCGGCTTAATATTTCAGGCACGCCAATCACGGCAGGCACCGCAGCGCCGGTGGACACGCAGACTTTCTCGGCGACAGGCGCATCGACATGGACTAAGCCCACCACTTTCACGCCCACAACCGTTCTTGTTCGCATGTGGGGTCAAGGCGGCGGGGGTGGGGCTGGGGCTAGCTTGGCATCAGCGGTAACCATCGCTAAAGGCGGCGGCGGCGGCGGCGGCGGGGCATACATCACGCAGCAATTCACAGCTTCCGAACTGGGCGCAACGGTTTCAATTGCCATTAACGGCGGCGGCGGCGGCGGTGTTGCGGGTGCGGCCGGCGCTGCGGGCGGCGTTGGCTCGGCGGGAGGCAACACAACTTTTGGCACTATTTTAACCGCTTACGGCGGCGGCGGCGGGGCTGGCGGGGCTATCAGCGCAGCCGTAACGGGCGGTGGCGGTGGTGGGGGCGTAGCAGGCGTGGGCGGTGTGGGCAGTACTACGGCGGGCACTGGCGGCCTACCTACTGCCGCGACCAATGGCGCGGGCGGTCAGGGCGTAACAGGAAGCGTAGCTGCGGTAACAACACAGAATGCGGAGCGCGGCGGGGCTGGGGGTGCGGGAAGCGCAAATCCCCCCGTCGCAACCAGTCTCGGCGGTAGCGCATTGTTCGGCGGCGCTGGCGGCGGCTCGGGTAGCCACCATAGCTCTGCGGGCGCAACGGTAGCGGGCGGTGCCGGTGGGGCTGGCAACTCATACACGGCGGGCGGCGGCGGCGCAGTAGGTACAGACGGCGCAACGCCTACGGCGGGAACGGCAGGTACTGCGGGCACCAGCTATCAAGGCGGTGGTGGCGGCGGTGGCGGCGGGGCTACATTCTCGGTTGCATTAAGCGGCGGGGCTGGTGGTGCTGGCGGAACTAATGGCGGCGGTGGCGGCGGCGGTGGGGTTGGCGGCGCTACGGCATCGCTCGGCGGCGCTGGCGGGAGCGGCGGCGGTGGCTACGTTGTGGTAGTTAGCTGGTGATAAACCTGCAATCCACTGATTCGTTAACGCTCGGCACGTCTGCGGCGGGCGCTATCAGCGCGCATGTCAGTTGGGTAGATCAGAGCGGCACCACATTTACGCCCGGACGCACTAATACTGCGTCGATCACAACGATAGCAACCACGACAATTCTTGCCGCGCCAGCGGCCAGCACGCTGCGTAACGCTAAGTTCATTAACCTGTTTAATACGCACACCAGCGTGACCAATACGCTAACGTTGAAACATACCGACGGCACAAACCTAATCACGCTGCTGACAATCATCCTCGCGGCAGGTGAATCCGTATCTTGGACTGAAGGACGCGGGTGGACGCGGTTCAATAGCAACGGCATCCCCGTCATTCTTGGCAACACCGGCCCCGTAGACGTGCAGACATTTACCAGCAGCAAAGATTGGACTAAACCGACGGCGTTCGTGCCCACCCAAGTCCTAGTTAAAATTTGGGGGCCGGGTGGCGGCGGTGGTGGTGGCGGCAGCGTTGTGTTTACGACGGCCTGCAAAGGCGGCGCGGGTGGCGGCGGCGGGGCTTGCGCTGTTAAATATTTTTTAGCCTCTGAGTTAGCCTCGACAGTAGTTGTCACGCTAGGAGCGGGC